GACGATCTGCTGCGCGAATTCGACCGTATCGGCTTCGAGGCGTTCCAGGACAAGGGCGAAACCAAGGGCACCGGCTTGCGCATGGTTGGCTGGGGCCAGGGCTACAAGGACATGGCGCCGGCGATCGATGCGCTCGAATTCGCGGTCATGGAACACAAGCTGGTGCATCCGATGTCGCCGATCCTCAACTGGAACATCGCAAACGCGGTGGCGACCATGGACCCGGCCGGCAACCGCAAGATCGATAAGGACAAGGCGAAGTTTCGCATCGACGGCGCGGTGGCCTTAGCGATGGCGATCGGCCTCAAGGCGCGTGATCGGATCGAGATACCGGCCGACGTCTCGACCATGCTGGCCTTCATTTAGGAGCCATTTCAATGATCGTTCACAAGACGCTCGCCAGCGATGGCGAAGGGTTGGACTTCGTATTGTCCGACGCCACGATCGACCGCATTGGCGATATCGTCGAGCCGGCCGGCTGGGATCTGAAAAGCTTCAAGCGCAATCCGATCGCCTTGTTCGGCCACGACGCTGCCTTTCCGATCGGCACCTGGTCGGAGATTGAGGTCAAGGGTTCACGCCTCGTCGGCAAGCTCAAGCTAGCAGCCCGCGGCACCAGTGCGCGCATCGATGAACTGATTTCGCTCGTCGAGCAGGGCATCCTGCGCGCCGTGTCGGTCGGCTTTAAACCGCTTGAATCGGAACCGCTCAACAAGGACCGGCCATATGGCGGCCAGCGCTTCAAGCGCCAGGAGCTGCTCGAAACTTCGCTGGTCTCGGTGCCGGCCAATCCGGCCGCGGTTGCGCTGGCGAAGTCGCTCAATCTTTCACGTGAAACACTGGACCTAGCCTTTGGCATGCAAGCCGAAACAAGGCGCAGGGACATGTCTGCCACCGGCATGCAAGCCGTCATCCCTCCCAAATCTGAAAGGCCGATGGCCATGACTCCTCTTGCACAACGCATCACTGACTCAGAAGCGAAGCTTCTATCGCTTCGCGATCAGTTGACTGACCATATTGAGAAAGCAGGCAACGACCCCAACGAAACTGATCTGACCATTACCGACGAACTCAATGGCAAGATCGCTGTTGCACAGCGTTCGCTCGCTTCCTTGCAGGAAGCTGAAAAGCAGCTCGGCGCGCAGGCGGTGCAAGTCGTCGAACGCACCACCGAACGCCGCCCATTGTCGGTGCCGGCGACCAAGCTCAAGCCCGGTGAAATGGTGCTGCATTCGCTGGTTGCCTCGGTCGTTGCCCACGCCACTAAACGCAACGCGATCGATGTGCTGCTCGAACGTTATGGCAGCGATGGCAAGATTGACGACCAGACCAAGGTCGTCTTCGGTGCCGTAACCCGTGCTGCGAGCGCACCGGCCGACACCACGACCAGCGGCTGGGCTTCGCAACTGGTGCGTACGGATCACGCCGACTTCATGAACTTGCTGATGCCGCAGAGTGTCTATCCGGGCTTGTCCAATCGTGGCCTGCGCTTAAACTTCGGCCGATCGGGAATCATATCGATTCCGTCGCGGGTCGCGACACCGACCATTGCCGGCTCGTTCATCGCCGAAGGCGCGCCTATCCCGGTTCGCCAGGGGGCATTCACGGCCGTCACTTTGACGCCGAAAAAGATGGCGGTGATCTCGACCTTTACCCGTCAGATCGCTGAGCATTCGACACCGGCGATCGAAGGACTGATCCGCAACGCCATGCAGGAAGACACCAGCGTGGCGCTCGATACGATCCTACTCGATGCAACCGCGGCGACGACGACCCGTCCGGGTGGCCTCCGAGCTGGCGTATCGGCTACCACCGCAACTGCGGGTGGTGGATTTGCGGCATTGGTCGGCGATATCAAGGCGCTCGTCGGTGCTTTGATCACCTCGTCGAGCGGCAATATCCGCAATCCGGTCTGGATCATGAATCCGATTCAGGCGATCTCCATTGCATTGACGCAGAATGCCGGCGGCGATTTCCCATTCGCCACTGACATTCAAAACAATAATCTGCAGGGCTATCCGGTGATCGTCTCCTCGACGGTGACCGCCGGCATGCTGATCTTGGTGGATGCCGCCGATTATGTATCGGTGGAAGGCGACGCGCCGCGCTTCGACGTCAGCGATCAGGCGACGTTGCACATGGAAGACACGACGCCGCTGGCGATCGGAACGGCTGGTTCGCCGGCAACCGTGGCGGCACCGACCCGTTCGCTGTGGCAGACCGACTCGATCGGCCTGCGCATGCTGATGGATGTGAACTGGAGCATGAGAAGGACTGGCATGGTCTCCTGGACACAATCCGTTACCTGGTAAACTCAAACATAGGAGGCCATCATGGCCGATCCAGTACATCCGACTGCACCCGTAGTGTCGGCGGAAGAATCCAGACTTCGAACCGAAGCGGCGACCAGGGCTCGTGCCGATGCGCAAGCTGCGGCGATCAAGAAACTCGACGAGGACGACAAGGCACGCCAGGAGGCGATAGTTGAGGCTGGCCAGCGTCAGCTTAAAATGAAGCCGACGCCGACCCAGCGTGAAAACGATCTGGCCAAGCTTGGGCTGCTCGATATCGACTCGAAAGAAGACGACGGCTCTGGTCCCGATCCGCATGATCTGCAACAGCGTGCGCTCACCGCTGACGCGCAGGGACGCTATAAAACCAGGGACGTCAATCAGCCCAAGCGGTAATTTTCCTCCCGCGAACTTGCGGCTCTCGATTGCGCACTCCTTCGGGAGCCGTTTCTTTTCAAGGAGGTGAAATGGATCTGACGCGGCTTATACCCTGGCGCCGGAAAGCGATCGAAGGACAATATCGGCCAGGGCCGTATCTGCTGAATGGCGGCTGGCTGTCGGCGACCGCCGGGCAATACATGAACTGGTGGCAGCTTGGCTATTCGCTGAATCCGTACAGCGAATCCAGCGCCATGGTCGAAGCTTGCGTTTCCGCCTATTCGCAGACCGTCGCCATGTGTCCAGGTGAGCACTGGCGCAAGCTTGATAATGGCGGGCGCGAACGGGTGTCGACGTCGGCCTTGTCGCGCATCATGCGCAAGCCGAACGACTATCAATCGATCTCGGATTTCCTGCTCAACTTGACGCGCAGCCTGTATTCCAATGGCGAGGCGTTCGCGGTCGGCATTCGCAACGATCGTAGCGAGATCAACGAACTGCATTTGATGCGCACCGGCCAGGCGCACGTCGCGACCGACGGGTCGATCTTCTATTCGCTCGGCGGCAATGAAGTCATCGACCACCGTTTTTCCTTCATCAATCCGATTCCGGCGCGCGATGTCCTGCATGTCCGGCTGCACACGCCGCGCCACCCTTTGAAAGGCGAGAGCCCGATCCTCTCGACGGTGCTCGATCGCTGCATGGCAGGTGCGGCGCTTAACCAGCAGATTACTTATTACCTCAATCAGGCACGACCATCTTTCCTGCTGAAGACACCGCTCAAGCTTAATGCCCAGCAGATCGAAGAATTGCACACTCGCTGGGATCAGCAAACCAGGGGCACTAATTCCGGCGGCACGCCGGTTTTGACGGATGGCCTTGAGGCAACGGTTGTCAATACCGGGAACGCCAAGGATGCCGATCTTGCCGACCTGCTCAAGATGACCGATCAGAACGTGGCGCTGGCCTTTCGCTTGCCTTTGCAGGTGCTGGGACTCGGCGGCACGACCTTCGCCTCGACGGAACTGCTGATGCAGTCATGGATCGCCTCGGGCCTCGGCTTTGCGCTCAATCACATCGAGGAAGCTTTCGGGCAATTGTTCAATCTCAAGGGCGTTCCCGACGAATACCTCGAACTCGATACGCGGGCTTTGCTGCGCAGTGCGTTCCGTGAACGGATCGAAGGGCTCGCCCGCGGTGTCATCGGCGGCATTTTTTCGTCGGACGAAGCACGCGCGGATTTCGATCTCCCGGAAACTCCTGGCGGTCATGGCGCCATGCCGCGCGTGCAACAGCAGGTCGTACCGCTTAGCTATGGCACTGAAATGAAACCGCCTGATCCAAATAAGGCTGCGCCAGCGGCTTCGCCGGGAGATGGCGAGCCGGACGATAACAATGCACAGCGCGACTTCGATATCAAAAGCACCTTCGATGATCGACTTGAACGCGCTGCGTGATCTCACCGAGGCTGCGGCCGATGCGGTGGGGCGCGAAATCAAATCGCTCCGTGCTGACTACAACGCCCGACTGGACGAAATCGATCGGCGCATTGCCGAACGGCTGGAATTTCTGAAAGACGGCGAGCCTGGCGAACCGGGAATGCCAGGCCAGCGCGGCGACAAGGGCGACCAGGGATCTCCTGGCAAGCTGCCGGTCGTCAAGGAGTGGACCGATCAGGTTCATTACCAGGGCGACGTCGTGACCTGCGCCGGGAGCATGTTTCAGGCGACACGCGATACCGGCAAGCCACCAGCCTCGGATGATTGGGTTTGCCTCGCCGTGCGAGGCCAGGACGGCACTAACGGAACGGACGGACGGTCGCTGCAGCCATGCGGCACATGGTCAGAAGACGCGCAATATCATGCGCTCGATGTTGTTACCTATCACGACGGATCGTTTGTCGCACGTCGCGATCAACCGGGACAATGCCCCGGCGAGGGTTGGCAGCAGATTGCCCAACGCGGCAAACCAGGCAAGCCTGGCGAACGCGGTGCCAAGGGCGACCGCGGCGAGGGCGGGCCTGCTGGTATTAGCGTGGTTTCTGCGGAATGTGATTTGGATGGCTTGTTGACAATGCAACTCAGCGACGGTTCGGAAATTTCGTGCGATCTTTATCCGGTTCTTAGCCGGCTGGGAGCTGCATAATGTACGGCGGACTGGTCGGAATGCGGCAAGGCTTGATAGCGCCGTTTCAGGTGCGTGGCGCAGCCGGCTCGTCGTGGTCGCCTGTCGATCTCGGTGCTGCTCTTAGACTGTGGCTCAAGGCCGACGTCGGCATAACGCTCAACGGCAGCGATGTGGCGGCGTGGGCCGATCAAAGCGGTAACGGTTTTAATCTGGTTCAAGCAACCGCCGCGCAACAGCCGGCCTATAATGCGACGGGGTTCAACGGTCGTCCCACTGTGGATTTCGTCGAATCCGATACCAACAATCTTCAGAGCGCGCATAACGTGGCGTTTAGTCTCGGCACGGCTTCCAGTTGGTTCATTGTTGGGCAAATGCACCCGGAAACAGGCATTTACGGGCGTCTCATTGTTTACGTTGAGGCCACCCAAGCGGACACGGGGTCGTCGTCGGATTATGACTATTTTACAAACGTCGCCGCCATTCTACGGGACAACACCAACAATTCAATCTCTGGTTATTTCAGTGCCGTGCAGAAGCTCTGTTTGGGACGGCACGAACCATACGCCCTATGTGAACAATGCTGCGGGTACTTCGGTTGCGGCGGCAACGCTCTTAGGCGCCAGTGGCAACATAAGAGTTGGAGCGAGTCTAGGATATTCCTTGGGCATTCAAACTGCGGCCGGCGCCGCTTGGGATGGGGTCATTTCTGAAATCGTCGTTACCAATACGGCGCTTTCAGAACCTGATCTCCTTCTCTTAGACGATTACTTCAAAGCTAAGTGGGGGCTGTGATGACGAGCTATCACGTCTATGCTGATCAGATATCGGCGCAGGCGGCGGCTGATGACTTGACCGGCAAATATCTTCCGGGAGTCGACGAGAAAGATATCGCAGGAATTCCAGCCAGCCATCAACAGGTGACGCAGCAGTGGGACGTCCCACGACAGCGCGCTGATGAGCAATGGGTGATTAAGGAGCATCCGGAATTTCTGCCGGTTCCTGCTCCGATAGCGACAGAACCATACAGTCCAGACTGGTTCATAGACAAGTTGGCGCAAGCGGCTGCTGAAGGAAACCTGACATGACCATTAGTCTCGGAAGTGTTGCGGCTGGCGCGACAATTTATATTCCGTTTGGCACTTATGGGAAAACCAACGGTGAAAGTATAACGGCCAGCGGTTTCGCTCTTGCCGATATCAAGATCTACAAGGACGGATCGACGACGGAGCGGGCTTCGACGGCCGGTTATGCGCTGCTGGATACCGACGGGATTGATTTCGACGGCCTTACCGGCATTCATGGATTCTCCGTCAATCTCGGCGATAACACGACGTCTGGATTCTTTGCGGTCGGTTCGCGCTATTGGATTGTTGTCGGGCCGATCACGGTCGACGGCCAGACGATCAATTTTGTCGCCGCGGTTTTCAATATCATCGATACGGCGGTAACTCTCAATGCGGCGATCGCCGATGCGATCCTGGATAGGAACATGGCAACCGGCACGGATTCCGGTTCGCCGTCGGTTCGAACGGTTCGCCAGGCGTTGCGTTTCCTGCGTAACAAATGGTCAATCTCCGGTTCGACGATGACGGTTACAAAAGAGGACGATGCAACGTCAAGCTGGACTGCCGCGGTTACGGGCACAGCCGGCGCTGATCCGATTACTTCGGTCGATCCGGCCTAGGCAATGGCTGTCGGGTTTCGGTCGCTGTTTTTCTGGGGCGGCGGACACGATAGAGGGCGCGGTTTCGCGTCGCTGTTTGGTTGGGCCGGCGGTGTCGGCCGGCCAGGCGATGCGGTCGGCAATGCTGACATTGTGTTTTCCGTGGTGGGTGTTTCCTACACGCAACCGGCGACTGCCGTTCGCCGATTTACGCAAGATGTTACTCGATCGAACGTGCAATCGGCGAACCGCAGGAATCTACCGGAATGATTAGCATTTGGCGCGGCACAACGCGGCCGATCGGCTGGCGGTTCAAGGATGCGGCCGGCGCATTGTTTGATATTACGGGTTCGACGTTTCTGCTTTCCATATCGGCCAGGGGCGCGGTGATTATCACCAAGACGTCTGGCGAAGCCGGATTCGTAATGGATGTTCCGGCGTCGACGGTTACTTGGACGCCGACGGTCGATGAAAGCCGATTGATTCCGGAAGGGGCGATCGCAAGTTACGAGCTAGAGCGGCGCATTAGTGGCGGGCAGGAAATTCTAGTTTCGGGGCCGATCGAAGGTATGGGCGGTATTAATGCCGACGCCTGATGAGGTCGAGGTTCTGGTTCCGTCGGCGCCTGATATTGTCGAGGTTCTGGTTCCGTCGGCGCCGCAGATTGTCGAGGTTATACTTTACGCAACTGGCGGCGGCGGTGGTGGCAGTGGCGATGTTGCTGACAATAGCATCACGAACGCCAAGCTCGCCGATATGCCGGCGAACAGGATTAAGGGCGCTGTTGTTGCGGGCGATCCCGTTGATCTGACTGGAACGCAAGTTACCGCGATGCTGAATGCGTTCGCCGGCGGGCCGAAAGGTCTGGTTCCGCTGTCGACGGGTGGAACGACAAGGTTTTTGAGGGCGGATGGCGTGTTTGCTACTCCGCCTGGAACGGGCGGCGGTGGCGGCGGTGATTCTTATACTCCGCCGTCCGGGATAGAGCGGACCATCGAATCCAAACTCACGGAGTTTGTATCGTTCACCGATTTTTATCTGGATGGCGATGCGGATTATACGTCGGCCTGGTTGCGATTTGGTAGTTGGGCGCGCTCGCAAAGTCTGGCCGGCAAAGGCGTGGAGTTGGTCATACCTCCTGGACTCTATCCGTTTAATCATGGAGCGTCGCAAGCCGCGCTGTGTGGGATTCGAAGGTTACGGATTACCGGCTACGGGGCGGTGGTTGTTAATACCTATGATCCGGCTGTTAGCGGGGTGAATTTCGGGGCTGAGATGGCGTTCTTCAATGCCATCAATACGGCTGTATGGGATGCCTACCGGATCGATACGGTGGGGTTTGGTGCTAATTCTGTCACGCTGAAAACGCCTGGCGAACATTTCCATTTTACGGTTGGCTGTTCGGCGATGATCGCGTCGATGGATATTCAAGGTTACGGTTATCCGCCAAACCTGGACCGGTTCGAGTTCGTGAAGGTGACGGCAATAAACACGGCGACTGGCGTCTTTACGATTGATCCTCCGCTAGATAACTATCATCGCGATGATTTTGCCGATTGGAATCCGAGTTCTCTGCAAGTTGGGAAGGCGAGAATTTATCCGCTCGACTCGACTGTAACATTTGCGCCTGATCCGGCGTTCGTGACGCCGTTTGATGTGGAACATCATTACGAGGGTTTTGAAATACTGCCGACGCCACTTGGCAATTATCCTTATATGAGCGTCGGCGGCAAGGTGCGAACGTTCACGAATATGAGGCTTCCGGCATTGTCGGAAAGCTTGGCGCAAATCGTTCGGGGCGATAGTTGTACGTTTATTGGGATGGGTGAGCCGGATAAACTGGTCGATTCGATCGAGTATGATTCATGCACTTGGGATAGTTCGTTTACTCTGCAAAGCTCCAGTATCAATTCGATTTCGTTCCGGAACTGCAAGGCGCCGTATTGTTCGTCTGGGAATGCAAAGTCATTCTATGCGGCCGCTTGTGATTTCGATTATTGGGATTCCGGAGCGCTTTATGGACGCGGGCGGAGTCGGGTGCTGGTTGGATGCAGGATTGGTTCTTGTGGTGATCAAACGCCGTTTCCTCTTTCGACTTATAGTGCATTGTTACGGGTCTATAGTCCGGTGGCGACTTACGCCAATGGAGTGTTTACTTTACCCAAGGCGACGGTTGATCCGGTGTGGAATCTTACACCGGGCCAGGCTTGTCATTGGCAGGCGCCCGGTCTTGGCTATAGCGGTGATTTGGGAAGCTTCTATGTTACTCGCGTCTATGACGATACGACGAACATTTATGTCGAGACGACGTGTCCATTAACGGCGGTGCCGTCCTGGGCATTAAGTATGGAGGTCGTCGTTGACGGCCAGCCGGCAGTTCCGGTTGCAAGGGTCAGGCCGGAACGCCAAGGGACCATCACGTTTCACGATTGTTACGGTGGCGATAATACGCGGCGCATAACCGAAGCGACGCGGGCCGGTGAAAGGGTTGGGGAGTATTTCAAGGATACGTTTGCGGGAAGCTGGAGGACTGACGGATATTGGTACGGCCGCGGCGGCATTCTCAAGCGTGTTCGGGTTAATGTGAGGCAAAGTACGGCAATCGCGGGCTCTAAACTTGAGATGGCGTTTCCGACACATGATTCGACGACGCTTGTACATCCGTCTTCGCTCCTTGTTATTTTCATTGACCTTACCGTCAAGGGCGTTCGTGACTTCACCATGACTGCGCTGACCGGCAAGGTTGGGGCCGATGATGTCAAGTTGGGCACTGCTTATGATCATTCTGGAGGCGTGGTGATAACTACGCTCCCGACGGATCGGATCGTCGCGGGTCATCAGTTGGATTGGTATACTCGTGGTATAAATAGTTCATCATATCCGCCAGCTGCTAATCCTCCTTATTTGTTGCCTATTGCTGAGGTCGAGATGTGGTTTGACGGCGGCATGTACCTTCGTCCGTTGGTTGCATATCAGGGTCATGTGTCGGATCGAGTGATTGGGGCTGTGACGGGAACTATGTATCCATGAAGGGCGCGATGTGAATGGGCCTGCAACTGGTTACGCCGCCGACCGAATTGCCGGTTTCGCTGTCGATGGCAAAGCGGCATTGCCGCGTCGATCACAATGACGACGACTCCGTGATCGATATCTACATCGGCAGCGCGACGAAAACGCTCGATGGCAAGGATGGTACGCTCGGACGCTGTCTCATGCCGCAAACCTGGGATCTGTATTGGGACGCGTTCCCGTGCGGTGCGTTGCAGATTCCGCTGCCGCCATTGATCTCAGTTAGCGCGGTAAACTACGTCGATGCCGATGGCACATGGCAACCGATGCCGCCGGCCGATTATGTCGTCGATACCGCCTCGACCTTTGGTTGGGTTGTGCCGGTTAATGGCTGGCCGAGCGCCATGGCGTCGGTCAATTCCGTTCAGGTGAGATTCCAGGCCGGCTATGTGAACGGCGTCCCGGACGACATCAGACATGCCATTCTGTTGATGGTGGGCAATGCCGTTGACGTTAAAGCGTCGATCGTCGTCGGCGCCACTGTCGCCGAGACGGATCAAGCACACCGCCTGCTATCGCCTTACCGAATTATCTTCTAAGGAGTTCTCAGCATGTCGATGTCGAACACCAGCGAAACTGATTTCCTGAAGTTGATCTTCAATGCGACAACCTGGGCTAACTATGCGATCAACGCAACGGCCTCGCCTGAAACCAATATTGTTGTCGGGTTGCATAGCGCCGATCCAGGCGAAGCTGGCACGATGGCAACGTCGGAAGTTGCTTACACATCCTATGCGCGCGTGAACGTACTGCGCACGACGGGCGGTTGGACGGTGACGGGCGGCAGCGTTTCGCCGGTCGCCGATATTAGTTTTCCGTCCGGGACCGGTGGCGGCGAATCAGCCACGTATTTCTCGGCCGGCAAGAGTGGTGGCGGCGCTGCGGCGATCCTCGTCAGCGGGGCCATTTCACCACCGATCACGACCGGCAGCGGGATCACGCCGCGCCTGACGACGTCGACGGTTGTTACGATTGACTGACTACGGCGCGGCGTTTCGGCGCTGTTTGCTTGAATGCGACGTCGGCGGTTTGATCGCCTTACAGGAGCTGATTGCGCCTTATGCGCCGCGGATGACGCCAGTCGAAGCGACTGTAACGATGCACATTGCGCGGGTTGAATCCTTATTGCCGGCGACGGTGACGCGGTATTCCCGCGATTGGCTGGCCGACCATGGTTATGTCCAGGTCGACGGACGCTGGCGGCGCAGCGATGTTCACGAGTTGAAGGTATTCGCCGACT